CATTAATAGGTAATACTCAGCAGGGTTTTATAGCACAAGAAGTTAAAACTGCTGTATTTGACACAACAGGAAGTAATAATGCTTTTGGTGGTTTAAAAATAGGTGATATAACTGACACGGATAAAACAATTTCAAGTGATTCAGATGATTTTGGTAGAGTTGATTATGAACAATTTGTTGGACCATTAGTCAAAGCAGTTCAGCAATTATCAGCTAAGATAAATGTATTAGAAGCAAGAATAGATGAGCTAGAAGGTGCTTAATGACTATAACATATAAAATTTTTGAAGAACCAGAATCAGAGTCTAATGAAGAATTACTTGAAAGACTTAAAGGTGAATTGCAAGAACTTGAAATGAAACATTATAATTACAAAAATAGAACTGATAAAGAAGATGACATTCTTACGGAAATAGAAAACGAAATTAACGCTAAAGCTACTGAATATACTGATGCAGGGGGTACATTCGATTGAAATTTGATCTGGGGGGAAACAAGTTTATAGAATTTAAGACGGATGTTGCCGGTCTTGAACAATATGCGCGTATAAAACCATCTAAATTTTTCTTACCAAAATGGTTTAGAGATATGGACGAATACATAACTCAAGACGCTGTCCACGAAAAAGGTAAACCAAATTACTTTGGAAAGTCAAAAGAAACGGCTATCAAGTGGAGTGGTGGTACGGTCAAAAGATGTCCTGCTATTGTCGATCTAATAACTCAGGGTTTTATTATTCCAATGTGGGCTGACTTTTTAGTTCAAAGAGATATGGAAACTTTAGAGTGGGATAACAAAGGTATGTCACAATACGGAATAGATTTTCACTCTACCCAACAAATATATAATTGGCCTTTAAAGAAAACTGATTTTAAAGAGGGTGTAAAATTTAACAACCCGTGGCGTATATATACACCACCCGGATATTCAGTATTGTTTATGCAACCTGTATATCAATTTGAAAAAAGATTTACCGTATTACCCGGAATAGTAGAAACAGATCACTATCACCACATAAACTTTCCTACAATATGGCACTCAACAAAAGATGTAGTCATAGACAGAGGAACGCCTTTTATACAAGTCATACCTTTTAAAAGAGATGATTGGGATTTTAAGGTTGATCAAATGACACAAAAAGATATAGATTTAGATAGAGTTGAGAAAAGTGAACTTAATTCTAAATTTAAAAACTCGTATAGAGCAATTACTCAAAGATTTAAAAAAGATAGGTAGTATTTAATTATGCCACACACTTACGAATATTTAACAAATGAAGAACAAATAGCTTATGTACAAGCAAGACTCAAAAAAGAAGAAGAGCGTATGTTTGAACTTGAGCTTGCTGATCAAGAAGATGTAGGTATTCAAGCAGACATTACTACTGTTAATAACAGTATCACTAAATTAAAAGCAAAATTATTTGAACTTCAAGCTTAACCAAAAACCTTAAATCAAAATTTCACTAAGTAATATATAAGTATTACTAGGGAGTCTATGGCTGAATCACACGAATTTAAGGTAATTGACGATATATTCAAAAGAAGATATACATTACAAAAAATACTTGCAACAGAAGTAGCTGTTTTGGATTTAGAAATTGTGAAACTACCAGACAATCACCCTGATTATGTTGAGTGGGAGTATGAATACAAAGAGCATAGAAAAAACTTAGAAGTTCTTTACAAAAAGTATGAAGATCTAGGTGGCACTTACGATAGACAGGAGATAAAAGGTGTCGTTAACAACTCATAGTAGAAATACAGTTGCAATTAACAATTTATTAAGTCAAGACAACTTTTTTGACACATCTTCTTCCGGTGAGGGTTTTACTTTATCTAACGCCACAGTTCAATTAATTTCTTATGGTGCAAATCTTTATATGGACGGACAATCCGTCGTATCTGATAGTAATCTATCTATTGCAACAACCTCAACAGGAACACATATAGCTTTTGGTACAGCTTCTACAGAAGCACTAAGAATAGACTCCACAGGTAGAATAAATATAAAATCAGGTAAGTTGCTTATCAATGGTGACGACGGTGATAGTGGACAAGTTTTAACAACAGACGGTTTAGGTAATATATCTTGGACTTCACCCGCAACGGCACAATACGCTTTTGCAGGATTACAAGTAAATGGACAGACAACTATATCAGCCACATCAACTAGTGAAAATGTAGAGTTTGAAGCAGGATCGGGTATATCTTTAACAACTAATACCTCTGCAAGTCCTAAAAAAATAACTATATCTAATACAAATACCGCAGCAAATGCTTTTTCACAATTTGGCGTACAAGCAGGATCTGGATCTGCTAGTGGCTCAAATGTTGAGGCTGATAGCGAAACAGACACATTGACATTTGTTGCAGGCTCAGGTATAACTCTTACAACCGATACTAACAATGATAAAATTACTATATCTAGTGCAGGTGGTAGTGGTGGTAGCCAAAATATATTTGCTAGCGTTGGCGCACCAAATCAATCAACAATTAGTGCAGGATCAACTAGTGATACATTAAATTTAGAAACTTCCACAGACCCGACAGGAGTTGTGACTAGGGACGGATCGTTAGACATTTTGACAGATACTTCTGCAAAAACTGTCACGCTCAAAGCCAAGATACCTATAACTCATAGTCATAGTGGTAAAATGCCTTTATCGTTGAAAAGCGGTGGTGCAAGTGGTGTACCGCTTAAAAATCACTTTATTCCGGTGACAACTAGTGCGACCGTCAATGGTGGTGGAAGTACGGTAGCTATGAGTACAAGAGCTATTGAAGTTTTGCAGTCGGATGGCAGTACATTGTCCAGAATAATTATGCCACCCACAAGTGACGGTAAGTCCCTAGTTTTTACAAGTACCTTAGCAAACGGTAGTACGCAAACTGAAAATATAAATATGGGTGAATAATGGCAGAAAAGAATCCAATAAGGCTGAATTATGACGGGAGTAATCCTGACGGTTTTGCTGAGTTTCAAAGCGCCGATTATGTAGGACTAGACGATGGTGGTACAGGTGGATCGTATTCTTCTTTAGCAGATTTAAGAATTGGTCTAGGTTTACAAATAGGATCGAATGTACAAGCTTATGACGCCGATTTAACTACAATATCAAATCTTGTTCACTCGGATGGTGCATTTATCGTATCGACAGGTACAGCGTGGCAGGTAGAAAGTGGTGCAACTGCAAGAACAAGTTTAGGTATAGGTACGGGCGACTCACCAACATTTACAGGATTAACACTTTCAGGATCAGCAACAATTCAGGGTAATTTAGATGTTCAGGGTGAACTTACTAGTACAACCTCTACAGTTATTACTGTTGACGACGCTTTTGTTAAATTAAATACAGGTAATAGCGAAGCTGACGCAGGTATTATTGTTGACACAAGCGATACAGACGACGCAAGACTTTTTTATGATGTATCTACTAATCGTTGGGTATTGGGTGAAGGTGGTACTTATGACGAAATACTTACACAAACTTCTACCGATACAATAACAAATAAAACCTTAGACGGTGGGTCAAACACATTTACTAATTTACCTAACTCTGCATTTAGTAATTCAAGCTTGACTTTTAGTGACGGATCAAACTCCTCAGCAATAAGCTTAGGTGGTACTGTCACATTTACAGGTGGTGCGGGTGTTGATATTAGCGAAAGCTCAGGTACATTAACATTTACAACTGACCTTAGCGAAATAACAGCAGACCTTACTGAAAGAGTTGACGATCAAGTTGCTACGCTTTTACAAGCCGGTGACAATATAACTCTTAGCTATGTAGATGGTGCAGGTACATTAACAATATCGGCTGCCGTTGGTACAGAAGAGGCACAAGATATAGTAGGTGCGCAGTTTGTCACAAACGGATCGCATACAGGTATATCTTTTGCTTATGACGATGCAAATGATGGTGCAATAGACGCAACTGTATCTTTATCACCTTTTAGCACAGATAACTTAAGTGAAGGATCTTCAAACCTTTATTACACCGATACAAGATTCGATACACGACTTGCTAGTAAAGATACCGATAACTTAAGCGAGGGATCTTCTAACTTATACTTTACAAATGCTAGAGCTAGAACTTCTGTATCAGTCACAGACTCAGGTGGAGATGGTAGTTTAGCTTACAACAATTCTACAGGTGTGTTTACTTATACCGGTCCAAGCGCCGCTGAAGTAAGAGCGCACTTTAGCGCAGGTACAGGTGTCACACTATCTTCAGGTCAAATAAGTATTGGTCAGGCAGTTGGCACTACAAGTGATGTGACTTTTAATGACTTAGTTGTTTCAGGTGACTTAACTGTTTCCGGTACAACAACTACCGTAAATACTGAAACTATAAATTTAGCAGACAATGTTATTGTTCTTAATTCCAATGCAACCGGATCGCCAACCGAAAACGGTGGTATTGAAATTGAGAGAGGTGACGGAACTAATAAAACTCTTGTTTGGAATGAAACTACAGACAAGTGGACAATAGGAACTGAAACATTTGTAGCCTCTACATTTGAGGGTAATTTGACCGGTAATGTCACCGGTAATGTGACAGGTACAGTTTCAAGTATTGCTAACCATGATACTGATAGTTTAAGTGAGGGATCTTCTAATTTATATTACACTACCGCTAGGTTTGACTCTGCGTTTTCAGGTAAGTCAACTAGTGATTTAAGTGAAGGAACAAATCTTTATTATACAGATACTAGATTTGACACAAGATTAGCAGCGAAAGACACAGACAATCTTACAGAAGGATCTTCTAATCTTTACTACACAGACGCAAGAGCTAGAGCTTCGGTTAGTGCTACAGCTAGTTCTGGTTTGACATATAACTCTTCAACAGGTGTATTTAACTTATCTGCTATTCCAAATTCCAATCTTGCTAATAGCTCTGTCACAATAAATTCAAACTCACTTGCTTTAGGTGGTACTTTAACTTTAGACACAGATGATATTGGTGAGGGGTCAAATCAATACTTTACAACTGCAAGAGTTGATAGTCACTTATCAGGTGGTACGGGTATAGATTACTCGTCTGGCACAATAGCAATAGATAGTACTGTAGTGACCGAAAGCTCTACAGATACACTAACCAATAAGACAATAAACTTTGAAAACAACACAGCAATTATTGAGTTTGATGTCACGGTTGCAAATGTAAGCGGAAACAAATATCACCTAGACGGCGAAACAACAGCAAGTATTCAATTACTTCCGGGTATCACTTATAGGTTTGATACTAGTGATAGCTCTAACTCAGGACACCCACTTAAATTTTCTACAACTAAAAATGGTACACACGGATCAGGATCAGAATACACTACCGGTGTAAGCTACAACGGAACGCCGGGTAGCTCGGGTGCTTATACACAAATAGTTGTTGACGCAGCAACCGCAGACACTCTTTACTATTATTGTCAACATCACTCAGGTATGGGTGGGGACGCTGTTGTATCAGTACAGGGAACTTCTTTAAGTGCAAGTGATACAGATGATTTAAGCGAGGGAACATCAAATCTTTACTTTACTAACGCTAGAGCTCGTAGTGCTATTTCCGTCACAGATAGCGGTGGCGACGGGTCTTTAGCTTACAATTCATCAACGGGTGTCATAACATATACAGGACCAAGTGCAACAGAAGTAAGGTCACATTTTTCAGCAGGTACAGGTATAACACTATCTGGTGGTCAAATTTCTATACCGCAGGCTGTTTCAACAACAAGCGATGTCACATTTAACGATTTAGTAGTTTCAGGAGATCTAACAGTAAGTGGTACTACTACAACTTTGAATACCGAAACATTGACAGTTGATGACAACATAATTGTATTAAACAACAATGTCACAGGAACGCCTAGTGAAGATGCAGGTATAGAAGTTGAGCGCGGAAGCTCTACAAATGTCACTTTAATTTGGGAAGAAACAGATAATAAATGGACTGTTGGTAGCGAGAGGTTTGACGCAGGAAGTATTCACTCTACATTTACAGGAAACTTAACAGGTAATGTCACAGGTACAGTTTCCTCAATAGCAAATCACGACACAGATAGTTTAAGTGAAGGATCAAGTAATCTTTATTACACACAAGCTAGATTTGATAGTGCATTTACAGCTAAAGATACAGACGACTTAAGTGAGGGTAGCACAAACCTTTATTACACATCAACAAGATTTAACACAGCATTTAGCGGTAAATCTACTAGTGATTTGACAGAGGGTACAAATAAATACTTTACAGACGAAAGGGTTGACGATAGAGTAAACGCCTTATTAACAGCAGGGTCAAATATTACACTTACCTATGACGATAATGCTAATACACTTACAATCGCCTCAACTGATACAGAAGATGATTTATCTAATAACAATACCGACGATTTAAGCGAAGGTACTAACAACAAATACTTTACCGAAGAAAGAGTAGATGATCGTGTAAATAATTTACTAACAGCAGGTAGTAATATATCCCTAACTTATGACGACGCAGCAAATACTTTAACTATTGCGTCAACAGACACCGAAGATGATCTTTCAAATAACACTACAAGCGATTTAGCCGAAGGGTCAAACCTTTACTATACAAACGCAAGAGCAGACGCGAGAATAGCTCTAGCAAATTTGCAAGACTTAGCTAATGTAGGTTTTTCCGCACCCGGCTCAAACGAAGATCAAAAAGTTGTATCTTGGGACAATTCCGCAGGTAGCTTTGCTTTAGCCTCTGTATCTGGTTTGTCTGGGTCTGGTGAAACAAACACAGCATCTAACATTGGAACAGCAGGTGTAGGACTATTTGACGGTAAAGTCGGTGAAGATCTACAGTTTAAGAAACTTAATGCGGGATCTTCAAAAATAACTATTACGGACGATACTTCTAATAATGAAGTAGATATTGATTTTGGTACAGTTTCTATAAATGATTTAAGTGATGTTGATACGGCCACATCAGCCCCAACTTCTGGGCAAGCGTTAAAATGGTCTGGCTCTAAATGGATTCCGGGTGACGCTAGTTCAGCTATATCACAACTTAGCGATGTCACGCTTACATCTTTAGCTACTAACGAAGTATTAAGATACAACGGTAGTGCTTGGGTAAATGTAGGTCTTACAACTGACAATACAAGTGAAGGTAGTACAAATCTATATTTCACTAATGCAAGAGCTAGGGGTGCAATATCTGCAGCGTCAGGATCAGGTTTATCATACAATTCAACAACAGGTGAGTTAAGTACCGCAAGCATACCTAATTCAAAGTTAGCTAATAGTTCTATAACAGTCACCGACGGATCAAACTCAACAGCTACCGCTTTGGGTGGAACTATTACATTTTCAGGAACTTCTAATGAAGTAGAGGTTGCTGAAAGTTCAGGAACAATAACTATTGGACTTCCTAGTGATACAACTATTGGAAATGATTTAACAGTCACAAATGACATATCAGTTGGCGGAGATGCAACTATTACAGGAAACCTTACCGTATCAGGTACAACTACAACAGTTAACTCTAATACAGTAAACATTGGTGATAGTGTCATAACTCTTAATAGCGACGAAACAGGATCACCATCACAAGACGGTGGTATAGAAATAGAAAGAGGATCAGCTACTAACAAAACATTAGTTTGGGATGAAACAAATGATAAATGGACAGTAGGTAGTGAAACTTTTGTGGCGGGTACTTTTGAAGGTAATGCTACAGGACTTACAACTACTTTCTTAACAGGTAAGTCAGCACTAACAAGTGCAAGCGTGGCCGACGACGATGTATTACTTGTATATGATACAAGTACAACTAGTTATAAGAAGATCACAAAGAGTAATCTTGTATCAGGATCAGGATCTTCTCTAACAGGTGAAGCACCATTAACACTAGCCGATAGTTCTAGTGACCCTATTGAATTTTTAAATCTTGGTAGCACAGGTACGGATATTGATGTCACACTTACAGACGGTACAACCGACCCAATACAAATTACTTCTACAAGTGCTAGTGCAACAGCATTTAGAGATAATGACAACGATACAAAGATACAGGTAGAAGCAACAACCGACGCTGATGATATAAGAATATCTACCGCAGGTACTGAAAGAGTTAGGATTGAGTCGGATGGTGTATTTGATCTTAAATCTGCAAAATTTAAAATTAACGGTGGTGCAGGTACAAATGGACAGGTGCTTACAACAAACGGATCAGGAACAATTAGTTGGGCAGATAGTGGTGGCTCTTTAGCCGTTAATGATTTAACTAATGCAGATACAACAGGTTTAGCTACCGGAGATAGCTTAGTTTATAACGGAACAAACTTTGTACCTCAAAGACCTACAAATATAGAAGACGCTGATGGCGATACAAGAGTTCATGTAGAGGAAAGCTCCGACGAGGACAAAGTAAGAATAGATACCGCCGGTACAGAAAGAATGATAATTGACAATAATGCAACAATGTCAGCAAATGGTGGTTTCTTTATACATAGAACAACACTTGCGTCAGGTGAAACTTTTACTATTACTGCAAACACCGGTACAGTTGCTGCAGGACCACTAGATATAGAGGGTACTGTTGATGTAGCCGGAACATTGGTGGTTGTATGACAGATCAAATAATTATAATACTAGGCTCTGTAGCTCTTGGCTATGGTCTTGGATTTATAGTCCGTCTTATTATTGACGATAAAAAAAGGGAGATCAACAGGTTGGAAAGGAGCGATTTCGACGATGGCGTAAAGTATAATAATGAGGGTGGTAAAACACTACAAGAGATGGTGGACTCAAAATACGATCCTGAAAACTATTTTGCAGGTAAAGGAAGGAATTACCATAATGAGCGAACTTAATGTAGATACAATAAACGAACAAACTGCTGCTAATGGTGTCACCATAGACAGTGTAAATATAAAAGATGGACAAGTAGATGGAGTAGATGTTTCTGCTTTAAATACAACAGTAGGAAATATGGCACCGGGTTTGACACTTATAAAAAATGAATCTTTCAGTTCAGTAAACACAAGTGGTACTGATTTAGACAATATATTTACTACAACATACGATAATTATTTATTGCAATTTAACGATATTACTTATGGAACAGCTAGTGAATATTTACGATTTCGATTTAGAACAGGTGGAGCTAGTGGCTCTGATGCAACTTTAGATACTTATACATACGCTTTTTGGTGGCAAGATTTTAATGATAATGCTCAAGGAACACAGGGTGCTAACACAGGTCAAACAGCAGATTATGGATGGATTCATTGGTGGGCAAACTCTGGTGTAGGCTCTAGTTATGTTGGTTGGTCTGAGTGTAAATTTAGAAATCCTAACAAAGCAACTCAAACATTCCAAAAGCAAGAATCAGTGGAATATTACAATGGAAACTATAGAAGAGCCGATGTTGAATATAGATTTCCAGAAACAACTCAATTTACAGGTATAAGACTTGAAACATCTGGTGGTAATAATTTTAGTTGTAATGTAAGAGTATATGGGTACAACTTATAGAAGAAGGTTTTGTAAATGGAGAATGAATAATGGCTAGTGAAATAAAAGTAGATACTATAAGTGAAAATACTTCCGCTAATGGAGTGACTATTGATGGAGTAAATATAAAAGACGGACAAGTAGATGGAGTAGATGTTAGTGCAATAAATCAAGCAGGATTAGTATTTTTATCATCTCAAGTAGTTGGGGATTCAGATGCTGATGTTTCAGCATTAACTTTTGATAATGTATTTTCAAGCACTTACGACAACTACAAAATAATTGCAACCGATTTAATGGCAGATACAGGAAGTAATAAATTATTTTTGTCTTATAGGACAGGCTCATCAGGAAGTAATGCTGATTACACATCTAGCACTATTGATTTTCACGCTATGTTCCATAGAACAAATGATAGCGATAGCTCTGGAGACCCAAGTGCTTCAGGACACGAAGGATTCAATCAAAACTATGTAGGGTGTTTTGGAACTATTGCTTCAACAATGCCGGTATCTGGTGTACACACTCTTGAGCTTTATAACGCCTATACTACACCAAACTCTAAGACAAGACACATGGGTTGGTATCACAGCCTTCAAAGGTCTTCAACAGAAATACAACAAAGATGGGGTAGTTGGATTCAAGATGATGGTAGCAATACAAATACAGGTTTTAAATTATATTTAGAAAATGGAAATAATTTTACAACAGCAAATGTACAAGTATATGGATATAGGAAAACATAAACCATAGGAGAATAAATGTCAATATTAAAAGTAAATGAGATAAGACCAAGATCGACAGGTGCAAGTGTAGATTTTACAGTACCCGTTGGTTTAAAAGCTTACACAACTACCGATAGAGATGCATTATCAGGTGTGTCAGCCGGGGAAGTGATCTGGAATACCACAACTTCAAAAATAGAGGTTTACAATGGTAGTAGTTGGGACTCAGTTTCTACCGGATCAGGTGGAGCAAGTATTGGTCTAGTCCTAGCGTTAGGTGGATAATTATGGCAGAAGCGTTTAAATCAGTACAAGCTAGTTTAGGTACTACAGCAGATACCTCTATATATCAATGTCCAGCTTCAACAGAAGCTATTGTTATATTGTGTCAGGTATCAAATGTTGACGGTACTAATGCAGCAGATTTATATGTTGATTATTACGATTCTTCGACTACTGCGGCTAGCGCTCTTGCTCATACTATATCTATACCTGCCGACTCATCATTCAACCCTATTGGTGGTAAGTTAGTTTTAGAGGCGGGAGATCAGGTAAGAGCTTGGGCAGGTGCAACAGGAGACCTCGAAATAGTTTTATCAGTTCTTGAAATAACCTAGGAGTAGCCATGCCAAGAGGTAGGATGCGTGGTAATAGACCTAGAAATTATAATAGTCAAACTCGTTCAGGTCTTTATGGTGTTAATGCACAACACGATGCACAACTAAATAACGAGTGGTCAAGTTTTCCGGGAGAAATAGAACAGAATCCTGCTGAAAATGCAGCAGAAATATATCAATATACACAAACAGATGGTAATTACTACATCAAACCTGCTGCAGCACAAGCAACAAGATTAGTTTATGTAAATTTTTCTCAAAGTACAGTATCAGGAAAAGGCTTAACTTTAGTAGCTGTTGGTAGAAATGGTGATTGGTGGAATAACTCAGGCTTAAATCAAAATAATATGATTTCAAGCAATTTAGGAAGTAATACAGTTGCTTACCTTCAAGCTACTTGGATTGATGAGTTGATTGGAGATTGGAATGACTTACACATGGTCATAAATAGAAGATTATATGGTGATTCTTTAAGACTTATAGGGCAACAAAATGGAACATTTTATTGGTCAACATTTAATTCATCTAGCACAGGTTATGATGCACAGTACAAAAGATATACATCTTTATGGAATGGTGGAACTAATAGTTGGACAGAAACAGGAACAGGTTGGGGAGATTCAGGACCTAATAACTGTGAAAGAAGTTTTACATGGACTTGGAGTGGTCATGGTGGCACAGAGGGTTGGGCGCATGGTAATGGTTGCACATTTTCAGGTGGTTATTCTTATGGTGGCAATACTCACTCACTAGATAGAGTAAATGTCTATGTATATAGTTAGGAAATATTATGAGCGATAGAGGTATATATGGATTTAAGGCAGGAAGACCTACTATGACCGATCAACAAAATAGTGGTAATTTTAATAATGACGAAAACATACACCTTATAGAAACTAATGCTAAGAATACAGGTGGTATTCCTGTCACTTCAAACTTAACAGTTGAATGGGATGCAGGTAAACAACCTAGTTATAGTGGCTCTGGAACTACTTGGACAGACCTTAGTGGTAATAATAATCACGCAACATTAACAAATCCTAATTGGAACTCAAGTGGATATTTCAACTTAGCTACTAATTTTCAAGTTTCTAAAACAGGTATTTTAGGTAGCAACAGAACAGTTATTTATGTAATGCAAACTACAGATACACAATCTCTTTTTGACAGCAATGGTAATACAGGTGGAGGAGATTATCTAGGTGCTTATAGGTCAGGTAATAAAGGTTATTATTCTAATGTAAGCATAGGTGCTGTGTATAAAAATAATTCATCTTCTAATATTCGTTATAACTTATATGACAATATAAGAACTTCTAGTGCGATCATGATCTCTTTTGTTAATGCAGATTTTAATTGGTCTGGTTTTGGATTTAATTATTATGGTAGCTATCAATTTGATAGTGGAAAGCTTTACGCAATTCTTATATATAGTCGAAATTTAAGTTTGAGTGAAATAGGACAACTTTACACTTATTACAATGGAAGGGGTATTGTCTAATGGCTTATGGAAGAATGCGTGGTAAAAAACCAAGAAATTATAGAACATCTACCAAATCAGGTTTATTTGGTGTAAATGAGCAACACATTATGCAAGCTGATAATGAGTGGGCTTTAGGTTTAGGAGAATCAGTAGATGCACCTGCTTCAAGTGCCGATGCTATATATACAGACAACCCTGCTGCTACAAGTGGTTTATATTATATAAACAATAACAGCACTGATACAGATTTAGCTTGGTGTGAAATAAATTATCAAAACTCAGGAAAATCTTATGTTTTATTGTTTTCTGCAACCAATGTATATGGAGACACAAGAAATTGGTGGAAAGGTCAATATATGAACACTACAGTATTTGAAGATTCACAGGGTACTTCTCACTCTTCTTGGACTTCACTTGTAAAGAAAAATTTAAAATTAGAAACTTGGAATCATTTTTCTTGGAACGAATTGTTGATTATTGAAGATCATAATAACGATGTAAGTTGGAAATCTTACAAACATAGTACAACTCAAACTATGAACTACTATCTTGGTGGAAGTACATCAAGAGGTTGGTATTACAACGATAGTGATATGATTTCAGGTGGTACAGGTAGAAGAGCATTTACATCCAATAGAATACATTACAACTACAGTTTAAGTAATGATGGTGGTAGGTTAGTTCCAGATCCACCTCATCAAGAATCTTCTGGTGGTTTTAATACACATGTTGATGATGGAACAGGTTATACATGGAAAGGAAATATTACTAGAAATGATAGTAATAGACACTATAACAATGATGGAACAACAACTAATCACACTTGTTGGTTTTTAGCAAGAGTATGGAATTAACAAAACACAATAAGAAAGGTATCTAATGCTAAACTACAATAGAATCTTAATTAAGGGAAATCATGGCAAATAGAAAACATTTAATTAGAGTAGTCACGACTAGTGGTGATACTACCGGTTTTAGTGAATTTGTCGCCGGATCAACCGATGGCGGACCGTTAATACCTAGTTTTACTACAACGCAAAGAGATGCAATAAGTTCGGCTACTACCGGTGAAATTATATACAACAGCACAGATTCAAGACTTCAAGTGTACAATGGCTCAAGTTGGCAGTCAATAGAAGCAGGGGATGTCACAGTTGTCACAACCGCGGCTACTTCTGGTTTGGACGGTGGTGCTGATAGTGGGGCGGTCACACTTGTTATAGATGCTACAAGACTTACCGACGGTACAAGTATTGATGTAGATGAAGATAACGATTTAGTTATGCTTTATGACAACTCTGCAAGTGCAATGGTAAAAGTGAAAGCACAACAATTACATACTACTGAAGCTTTACAGTGGTTGGGATTATAGGAGAATAAATGGCAGTATATACAGCAGCAGAACTAAATGCTAGTGAAACGCTTGGTACATCCGAAGCTGAAATATTTACAAACAGCAACAAGATCATTATCAAGCAACTCATACTTGCAAATTACACAGCTACTGATAGAACAGCACAGATAAAAGTTGTACCTTCTGGTGGAACTACAGCAGATAGTCACATTATATTTGGTGATATAACTGTGCAAGCTAACACAACTCAAGTTATTGACTTGGCTATGGTTGTTGCGGCAAACGCGTCTATTAGAGGTAAGGCAAGCGCAGCTAGTTCTATAAATGTACATGTTTCCGGTGTTGAGGTAAGCTAATGCCTTCCATAGAAATACCCGAGCCGGTCTTTTTAGACAGACTTGGTGGTGATGAAGTATATGGTTTTGGACAAGATGGCAATGTCACAATAACCTCAAATACCACACTATCAAGAGATATGTACTACAACAATTTAACAATAAATGCTAACTGTACATTAGATAGCAACGGCTATCGTATCTTTGTCAAAGGAACACTTACATTTACAGATAGCACTTCAAGAATAGGTAGATTTACAAACAAAACTACTGTAGGAACTCTTAAGGGTGGCTTTGCTAAAGGTACAGCAGCAACTGACACATTAGGCGGTAAATCAGGATCACAATCAGACTCAGCACATAACGCAAACAAATTTTTTAGTGGGGAAAACGAATTTTTTAATTTAACAGTAGCTATACAGGGGTCAAAGTTTGATCCTGCGTCTGGCTCTTATAAGTTTATAGGAGGTGGATCTGGTGGGGATGACGGATCGATTACAGCAAACGCCGCAGCAGGTGCAGACGGTGGTGACTCAAATTGGAGTGACTATCAAACAGTTGGTGCGCCGGGTGGTAAAGGTGCAACCGGTAATGCAGCAACAGCGGGTACAGGTGCGGTAGGCGGTGGAGTTGTTTTAGTTATTGCTAAGACAATAGTAGGTGACGGTACAGTTAGAGCCGACGGCGATGACGCATCTGCTGGAACGGATGGAACATCAGGCGCTCCTGCACCAGACGCTAGTACACCGGGAAACACAGTTCCGGGTAATACAAACACACATCCGGGAAATAACTATTCTTATTCAGGAAATAACTATTCATACGGATATAGCTATCCGGGGAACAACTATTCCTACACATCACCCGGAAACCCATACTCTTACAGCGGATCAAATCCTCACACACATTATCATTGGCACGGCGGTCCATCAATTAATAACTATCAATCCGGATATTATCATTATCACTACAACCACTCACATCCATACACAAACTATGGAAGTAATAACCCTACAACAAACTATGGGTCTAACAATACTAATTATGGGGCAAACTACGGGTCAAATCCAACTAACTACGGAAGCAACCCTACCAACTACGGTACAAATCCTTCTAACACAAACCCAACAGTTTATCACCCCGGCGGTGCAGGTGGCTCAGGCGGAACAGCATCAGACGGGTATAACGCGGGGGGCGGAACAGTAATTTTAATTTCGGGAACAAAACCTTTACCTAGCGGTTTGACATTAGCAGCAGCCGCAGGTACGAGTGGTACAGGAACAGCAGGTGCTGGAACTGTATTAACGGTTTACAATATTGCTGCTAGCGACACAGATCCGGGAGCGTAAAATGGCTATAAAAGAAATAGGTGTAGTACCAAGCGACTTTGAAACTTTTGATGTGATACCAGACAGTATTTATGGCTCAGGTAATGACGGTAATGTCACAATATCATCTAATACAACATTGACTCGTGATATGCACTACAACAACTTAACTATAAATGACGATATACATTTAAACACAGCAGGGTATAGAGTTTTTGTTAGAAACTCTTTAATGTTATCTAGTACACCAAGCGAACAAGCTACTTGTTCATTAGGTAGAAAAGGCGCAGCTAGTACAGACGGAACATTAAAAGGCGGTACTACAGGTAATGCAACTAACAGTATTGGTGGTGCGGGAAATGGTACAAGTGCTACAGCACCTACAGAAGGTATAGAATATTTTAACCACCCAGACTTAGCTATAAGCGGAGTTATTGTACACGGTGGTCAAACAACACCCGAAGCTGTAGTTGGCGGATCAGGAGATACAACAAACGCAGGTGGTGGAATTGTAGTTTTATGTGCAAGAAATATTAGTGGTTATGGAACTGTATATGCTACAGGAGAATCTACTACCGGTGGTGGTGCAATTTTTATAGTTAGTCAAGACATACCACTTACAGGACTAGCCACAGATGTCACAGGACACAATGACGGTAATGTAAAAACATTTAAGGTCTAATTATGGCTAAAAAATGTACTTGTGGTAGAAGCCCAATAGGTAATTGTATAGGCGTACATAATGTACCAGAAGAGGAATGGCTAGAAGCTTTAGAAGAAAATAGGCGGTTGATTTATGGCGACAGTTAGAGTTTATTACAAACGAGAAGATCAAGATTATAGTAATTGGGATTTATTTTATTTTCCCGGCACTTTATATCCACAAGACGCACCTAATTTATTTCCAGATGATTTAATCGATAATGTATATCCTTATGGTCCAAGAAAAAAATTAAATTTTGTAGTTGACGGAACACTTGGTTATGTTGATGTTGAGTTAAACAATGCAAAAAGATTTTCTTTATATATAAGACGCAAAGATTTTATAACAGATTACAACGGTGAATATGATACACCACTTAAATTAACAGACGATTTACTAAACGAATATAAGTATGAAGTAGGTTATGTTTGGGATGTTGACACAAATATAAATCCTAATGTAAATTTTTATATAAAAAACGATAGCCCTTATGTTTATGCAGACAATACCTATACGGATATTCTAGCTACTGATATTACTTGTAGCACAATAAATAATTTTGATAAAGAACTTGATACTATATCAACAGATGACGGAGATGACGGAACTGATCAGGGGTCATATTCGTTTATAAAAATATTTTACAGTAAAGCTAACGCATATTTTGTAGAGATACCTGACGATTGGGTTTGGCCTGTCGAGGGTAGTCCGGGAATAAAAGATATTCGTGAATATTCAATGCTATACTGTCTAGGAAACACTTACAATATAGGAGAAGATATGGATCTATCAATTAGCGCCGATGCTTTAGCAACGGAAAAAGCTGATGCCCTACAAGTCTGTGAGAAAGCAGTTGCTAACTGTCTTTACAAACTTGGTGAAGATATAGACGCATTTGACGAAACTGCGTTCTTGGCCGATGTTGATGCTTATAAAGCTACAAAAGATGTTAGTTTTGGTGCAACAATCGATTACTTAAAGGCACAACTTGATATTCAAGCAACACTCACAGCCTAATAAAAGAAGGGAGGATTGTGAGATTAATATACTACATACCCGAAGGTGAATCTATTGATGATTACAAACAAGAATGGGAACAAGTAGTTGCTGAAGTACATACAGGGTTATCACCAAACATAGAAGACTTTGTTAAAGACCCTAGTGTCGCACAACTTGTTGAAATACCTGAATATAGAAAAGCTCATGTTCCTGTAAATGCACCCTCAACAGAATTTGTCCAATACATATATGTTGACGAATTTATTGACAAAGATAATATGCCTCAATACTCAATGGAGATCTGGTCAAAAAATTTAGATAATCCTAGCGATCAACAAAATAAATTAGATACTCATTTACTACAATACGATAACCATAGGAAATATTTTTATAGTGAACATATTGCTCTTAAACCCGGATGGTATGACATAATTTTTTATAAGGATAAAAAAGAAATGGATAAAAAAGAAATCGCTATATACGAAAAAGCAAATGAAGAAGAATAATTTATGGGTAAGTGGTACACCTAAAGAAGTTATTAGAGGTGTAGTCGCTTGGGAAAATTGTTTAGAAGTACCTGACGGCATAATAGAATCTATGGACGAAGATGTAGATAATTGGAAAGCTGAACAAACTTTAGAATCTACTAAAACAGACGAAGCAGCAAAATCTTTATATAACGATAACGGACCTATAAGATTTGATCCTGAAGCTCAATTTACAAAAAAAACACATTATCAATTTTTAAAACAAGTACAAGCAAACGCTTTAAACAAAGCAGCACAATATTTTGAATTGTACCCAGATGTAGAAAAAGAAGTTAATTGGTTAGAAAAGTACCAATACATAACTTATAGTCCGCCAAAACACATGACATATCATAGTGACAATCACTCAGTTAGAAATCCTAAAACAAATCAATATTACATTGCACCGTATATGCGTCGAATAACTATATTAACTTATCTCAATGACAATTTTATGGGTGGTAGTTTAAAATTTAGATACTTTCCGGAGGCTGATCCATATAAACCACCTGCCGGATCGGTTGTAATTATGCCTAGTTCTTTTGTTTATTCACACGCAACAACACCTTTGTTAAACGGGCGTAAGTCTGCATTTTTAGTTTCACTTAGTAGTAATTTTGATATGGATAGCTATAATAATGGTAATCCAATAGACCAAATCAAGATGAGGGAGTTTTCGTGAAAAAAATTATGGGTTGTGTTGAAATCTATGAGGATTTCATTACAGAAGATCAAGCTAAAACAATTATAAAAATATGTGAAGATATTGATCAAGACGAAACATTTGAATTAGGTTTTAAAGACGCGTCCGTTGGTAAAGGACACAAAGGCGGAGATATTAGGTCAAATAAGACTTTTGGTATTACTGAACATTACTTTTTACCTAAAGAATCAAGACTATACAGAGAGTCCGTTAAAAATGGTAATGACAAGTACTTTAGAGATATAGCTAACCTACAAGAATTACTAACACAAAAGTTAAGTGAGTATGTAAATGAATACACTAAAAAGTACGAGTTTCCAATTATGTTTGACGAGGGATATACTTTATTGCGTTATCAGGGCGGTCAAGAATATAAAGCTCATTGTGATTATGCACCACACATGCCTAGATATTTAAGTGCGCTAATACTTTTAAATCCTGCTGAGTATGAGGGTGGCGGTACATATTTTATACACTTTGACGAAAATGTAAAACCCGATAAACCTGCTTTAGTTTTGTTTCCTAGCAATTACGCTTATTCCCATAGGGCTATGCCTATAATTAGTGGTACTAAGTATGCAATAGTCACATGGTTAGGTCATCAAATAGACACAGATGGATTACCAGATTTTTATTTACCAAGAGGATGAAAATGGATGCAATAATCATCACAGATTTATTTAAGGGAAATCAAGTAGAAGAAATGCGACATTGGTTAGACAATGAGTCGCCTTATTATGACGATCAAACTTGGGAAAGACACGAAACAGGTATGATGAAAAAGACTTGTCCCGAACTCGATATGTACCATATATTTAGTATTGACAAAGCAAGAGAAGTCTTTGATGTTCCCAATTTACTTCCTACCTTTGCTACTTTAAATTGGTATGAAACTAATGCAAACTATCCTGTGCATAAAGATACAGATCCTGTTGAGTTTACAATTATGTACAACTACTACAGTGAGAGCGGTTGGAATATGAATGTAAATGGTAGGGAAATAGTATTAGCAGACGAAGAGGCTTTAGCTTATGAAGGGCAACAAACAGATCACGGTCGATTACGAAATCCGGGAGGAGTGACTGTTGCGCTATACTTTAATTATGCACGACCAGACAACTACCACTTTGTTTTAGGTGAATTTAGTGGTGGTGAGCCGGTGTTTCCGTCCGGTCGTCACTATACAGAAATTAAGAAAGATTGGTACTAAATGGTAGAAATAGATTTAAGTGTGGGGGAATCAATAGAATACGACGCAGGTGATAGGGCTGAACAACTATTAATGAATAACAGGCTTACACTTGATCCGTCTTTAGAATTTTATGTAAATGAAAACATTGCAAATATTGACAAAGCATTATTTGTTGGTGCAGGAGTAGGAGTAGCAAGTAAAGTGCTTACTTCAAATGGTAAAGAAGTAATAAATGTTGAGCCAATAACTTCAAGATTTACAGATTTAGAAACAAATTGCTCAAGTGCTACAAACATAAATAAAGCTTGTGCGAGTACAAGTTATAGCGGTACAATGCACTACTTTGACAATAACAAGTCTGGTGCAAAACTAGATGTTGATTTTGGTGAGGGTGAACAAGCAGTTGAGGTAATTACAGTAGATAGCTTAGATTTAACAGATCTTGATCTACTAGTAATAACTACAAACGGTAGTGAATTAGATGTTCTTGACGGTTGTGTAGATACTATTGCAGACAATCCCGATATGAAAGTCATTATTAGTTGGACACCCGATCTTATGGATAATATAGACGACAAAATTGACGATTTGAAAGCACAACCTTTTACAACTTATAAAATAATCCATTGGGATAAAGATACAAATGCTATATCTTTAAGAAATCAATATACAGGTGATTTTCCAGACGACAATTTAAAAATAGTAGAACAAGCAATGGTGTTGATGGAATAATGGCTAAATGGTGGGAACGAAAAGAATATAGTAGATTTTTAGAAGTCAAAAAACATAAAGTTGGCGACGATAAAATCTTATTCCTTACAGGTGATCCTGAATATGTTGATCTAGCTCCACCTCGTCCTGCTAAAGAGTTTATACCTGCTTGGTACAAACATTTACAAAGAGAGTGGACAGAGTTAAGAGAAGACGACGATAGTTGGAATACAGTTCCTTACAAAGATAATTCTTTAAAAAAATGTCCTACTGTAAAAGATATGATGACGGCGGGATATATTATACCTTTATGGCTTGATCTTAAAATTAGTCATAATAAGCAAACAGGATTTAATTGGTACAACAAGCACGCTTACAATGAAACTATTACATATCACGATCCCGCGTCCATAGGTAATATGCCTTTTCAACCTACAAGTTTTAACACAGCATTAAAATTTACAAATCCGTGGGATATAGTGACACCACCGGGTTGGTCAGTTATCATAACTCAGCCGTGGTATCATCGTATTTGGGAAATAGAAATTATGCCTAGTCTTGTAGAAACTGACTCTTATCATCAAATGAATATACCTTTTATATATCACGGAGTTGGTGAAAAAACATTTAGACAGGGTACGCCTCTAATACAAGTAATACCCTACAAGAGAAGTGGTTTTGATTTAAAAGACTACGAAAGTAGAGATATGGATGATTTAGACAAAGTTTATTACTCAAAAAGCAGGTCTGCGGAAAGAACAAGACAAAACGGTTTTTACCGTTGGCTTACGCAACAAAATAAAAAGATATGGAAAGAAGAGGGGGTTATAGATGAGTAAATGTCCAATACCTAGAATTACTGATATATGGTCAAAGCCTATGAAAGATATAAGCAGAAGCGCACCTAGGGTTGCATACACAGTACCCGTACCTAATTTACAATGGGGTCAATTAGAAAATGAGGAAAGTAATGCTTTACCCTCAGTTAATTATGAACTACCTAAAAAGTTTGTAAAAGCCCCTAATGGTTGTGTATCTACACAATTTATGAGAAATAGATTATATGAAGTTAACTTTCCATATAGTTATGTAAAAATCAAAATGAGAAAAAATGAGTTGGCTGACGATGTAGATAGATACGGTGGTTTTGATTTTAACGCACATTTTTACGGTAATGTAAAACACCACGGACCTTTTAATCAGCTTATTGTTGAAGAAAAAGAAGGTTGGGCTAGACCGGGAGTACCTACTATGCAAATATCTATGCCGGTTATGTTATTTTGTGACGATCCGGAAGTATGGATGGATGTACTACCTAGTGATAGAAATGTGGGTAAAGATTTACCTATTAGTACAATACCCGGATTTATGCCTATACACTCTTGGTCTAGAGGTTTATCTTGGGCTTTTGAGTGGGTTGATCTTGATCGTGAAGAGTGTTTACTAAATCACGATGTAATTATGTTTAATTTATTATTTTCTAAACCGGTGAAGCTAGAATATGTACCGTGGAACGAGGAGTTTAGTAAACAATGGAATTTGATTAGTCAATCCTCAGTTAATCGTAGAGATACTAATCAATTATATCCCGAAGCTTTAAGTAGAAGACCAAGAAGACTAGTACCAAAGAAACAGAAATTATGGAAAGAAAAGAAATACTAATTGAAGAACTATTCCCACAAGATATTTTTGATCGACTTGTTGGACTAGTAAAAAGAAATTACAAAAACTTTGAATACAACGAATTTTTTGGTAGGTATGGTTGTAGTAGTGATTTATGGCGTGCGATTATGCCGTACTTTAACAGATCAGTAGCGGTTGCTAGAGATGTGTTCCAATCCCCTACTCTATTACCTAGCTATGCTTTAGCCTGTCATTATGAGGGTGAGCTTGCTGAATTAGTAAAACACAAAGACAACAATGCTTGTACATATACAATAGATTTACATTTGTATAGTGATACGGATTGGCCTTTAATTGTAGAAGGTCGAGAATATATTTTGAAACCAAATCAAGCCTTAGCATTTTACGGGGAAGATCAAGAACATTGGCGACCGCCTTTTCCAAATGTAGATAACAATGGTGTAGGGGCTGCGTTTTTTCATTTTGTTGAGCCGGAACATTGGTTTTTTACAGGTGAAAAATGAGGTGGGTAAAAAAAAATAATATAGAGTTTGCAAGTATTATACCTGCCTTACCCGACATAGCACCACCTGTACCTGCAAGTCAAATGATACCGGAGTGGTTTAAAAAACTACCTTTAGATCTTCAACAAGACAATCACAAACCATTTCCTATTATGAGTTCTCTTATAAAAGATTTGAATTTGCATACGATAAAGAAGTGTCCTGCTGTTGTTGATTACTTTACGGAGGGTTATATTATTCCTTTTTGGTGTGATATGTTAATACAAAGAGTAGGTGAAACTTTCCATTTTGAAACTAATTTTAGTGACGACAATGGAATAGGAAGTACTTTAGAGTTTCATGACGAGCAACAATTCAGCACATATCCTTTTGAAAGAAATGATTATCGTAGAGCTGTAAAGTTTACTAGCCCGTGGTTTTTTTGGACACCACCGGGTTGGTCAACACTATTTTTACAACCGCAACTACACCCTAATAAAGATTTTACTTTGTTTCCGGGTGTTGTAGAAACAGACACTTTCCATCAAGTAAATTTTCCTAGCGTATGGCATAGTGAGGGTGAAAGATTAATTAAAAGAGGTATGCCGTTTTTACATGTAATACCTTTTAAAAGAGAAAAAAAGAATCTTGTAATTAGTAAGTGGGATGAAAAACACGATCACGCTATAAGGGACGAAAGTTTTAAATTAAGAAGTAAAATGACAGGTGGGTACAGACAGATTAACAAGAATAGGTTTCAATGAAAGTATGGATAGATCAAGATCTTTGCACAGGTGACGGACTTTGCGCTGAAATAGCACCTGATGTTTTTGTTATGCAAAATGACGGTTTAGCTTATGTTCAAGAAGTAGTTGGTAATTTTGGTGAATTAAAAATTTTTAGCGAAATACACAACAACGATCAGGGTGCAGAGGGGTTAGCACGAGTACCTAAAGGTCAAGAGGATTTAGTGACCGAAGCAGCAGAGGAATGCCCGGGAGAATGTATTTTTATAGTACCATAGAGTATTATGGTAAATAACTACAACTTAGAATATGATTTGCTTAAAAAAAGCAAAATAACGGACAGATCACCAAGAAGTATTGTAGATCAACCCCTTAGTGACCAACCATTTAACGAAATTTACGGTAAAGAGGAATCTAAAAAAACTTCTTCATAAATCAAGAAAATGTCTTCTTGAGTGTATATAATAATGAATATACTGATGTATAAATAGTTGAAAGGTAAGGTATGGCTAATCCAGAACAACAACAAGAACTATCCCCTGAACAAACAGCGGACTTAGTTAATCGTTTGTTAGCAGAAAACAAAACATATAAAGAAATAGTGCAAGATACTGCTAATAAAATAGCTAATCTTGAGTTGAGAAATAGTGAGCTAAAAGTACAAAACAATGCTTTAAATCAAGTGTTAAATGATATTGGCGCACAAAAAACAGCACCAACTCAAGCAGAAGAGGAATAATTTTGTCTTCTTTAGAAGAGTATGCATCATCTCAACCCACAAGAAGATCAACGGCGTGGCGAGAGCAAAACGAGTCTAACAGGGCTGCGTGGATAGAAGCTTGTGAGGGCGTAAAATTAAAAGGTGTACCCGCACAAACAGCAGCAAAATGGTTAATTGAAGAGAAAAATTGTCCTTTGTCCATAGACTCTATAAGAACAGCTTTGAGAAATACTATGGAACAATATGTCAAGTCTTGACGAATATAATAAAAATAAAAGCGATTTAACAAACGCTAAAAGAAAATCTAAAAATGTACATCCTAAAGGTTTTGAGCCGGGTTATAGGCTCAAAGGGAGTAAGGGTGAAATAACTTCGCAACCTCAAGAAGATAGTAATATAAAAGTCTTTGACGATATATTAGAACAACTTGAGCTTGATCCAAAGAAATACGAGGTTATAGAGCCGGTAGAAGTTCGTAGTTGGGATTCTATGGTCGATGGTGGGAAACGACTATTTTATTACAAAGCACGAATACAATCTCGTGGGAAAGTAAACCCTAACGATCCTGACTACGACGCTTTGCTAAAAGAAGTAAAGAAAGCAAAGAAACCTAAAAAGCTACAAACAAGCACAGACGATAGCATTGTCTTTTGTTGGAGTGATTGGCAGTTAGGCAAGCCGGATGGAGATGGTACAAAAGGTATTGTAGAAAGATTAAATCAAATGATACCTGACTTTGTTGATTATGTAGAAACACAACGCAAAAATGGTAGGAAAATCCAAAACTTATACATATTATCTTTAGGTGATATTATCGAAAATTGTAGTGGGCATTACCCGACTCAAGAGTGGGGTGGCGAGCTGAATCTTCGTGATCAGGTTAAGGTTGCTCGTAGAATAATGGTAAAAGCTTTAACAGAGTGGTCGCCATTATTTAAAAATGTAGTTGTATGTGCAATAGCCGGAAATCACGGAGAAAACAGAAACAACGGAAAAACTTATACAGACTTTGCGGACAACCATGATGTCGCGGTTGTTGAACAAGTACAAGAGATACTTGAACAAAACCCTAAAGCATTTGGTCATGTTAAATTTTATATACCGGAAGACGAATTATCAGCAACCGTTGATATATCAGGTAAAATTGTGGGTTTTGCTCACGGACACCAATTTCGTTCCGGAGTTTCAGTAAAATCTGGTAGGTTTGCATTTGATAAAGGTATTAAATGGTTTGCAGGACAATGTATGGGTAGAACACCTGTAGGAGACGCAGATCTACTTGTATGGGGTCATTTTCATCACTACTTTATGCACCCAAATCGTGGCCGTTGGTTTTTACAAGCACCGTCTATGGACGGTGGCTCTAAGTGGTTTAAAGATATGACAGGTGACGACTCGGGACCTGCACAGGTTTGCTTTACTATTAGTGCTAAAAGTGACACTTATTTTGTAAAAGATCAAACATTTTTTCCAAACAACTGTTAAATACCTGAAACCAACTTCTTGTCATTTAATATAGTCATGTATGAAATTAGAAGTCCTAAGAATCAGCTCACAAGAAGATTCAACAAGTGGTATTTTATTTGATGTCACAGACAACAAACGCAAGTTTCTTTGCTATACCGTTGAAGATGAATTTCGAGCCGAGAAGATAAAACATGAAACGCGTATTCCCGCAGGGACATACACACTAACACTTCGTAGCGAAGGTGGCTTTCATTCGCGTTATACCTCCAAGTATGGTGCTGATTGGCATCGTGGCATGATCTATGTCAACAATGTCCCGGGATTCGAGTATATACTTTGGCACACGGGGAATACAGATGAATCGACCAGCGGTTGTTTAATTTTAGGAAATTCACAAACAAGTAATCTTGTGCAAAGTGACGGGTTTGTGGGATCGTCCGTAAATGCGTATAAGACCGTTTACCCGATGATAAGAGATGCAATACTTAGTGGCGAAAAAGTATTAGTAAGATATATAGATTTTGACTACATAGAAGGACAAGAATTTAAAACCGTATCAGGAAGTGAGCCTGTAATTTCTTATAGTCCTATTGATGAAAAGAAAAAAACTGAAATATTTGATTTTTCTAAAGATTTTCCTAAATGGCCTGATAAATTATACAAAAAACAATCGCCAATGATTTTTGACGAAAAACTTAAAGATTGGCAAAAGCAAGTTGGTATAACAGCTGACGGGTGGTTTGGTAATCAGGCTAAAGGAAAAGTTCTGGAAATCCAGAAAGAATTTGGGTTGACAGAAGATGGTGTCTTAGGTAAGCAAACTTGGGACATTTCTTTTGCAAAAGAAAGTTAGGAGATTCGTATGAATTGGGAATTAACAGACGCTTTTAAAGTGTCATTAATAAGAGCAGTTAGAACAGGACTTCAAGCAGGTTTTGGTGTAATTGTTGCAGCCCAAACCGGATGGTTGGATATGGGTGTACTTGAGGGTGCAGTTGTCGCAGCAGGCGCTGCGTTTTTCTCAGCATTACAAAATGTTATTGAGGAAGCACCGTTCAAATTTATGTCTAACTTTCCAAAAGGTTAATTTAATTACAAGTGCGTCGATAGGGGGACTATATGTCCTCCTATTGTTTAAGGGATCAAATGTATTATTATAAAATAGAGTTATTAAGAGTTGTAGATGGAGATACGATCGATGTCAGAATTGATTTGGGTTTTAATGTGTGGCATAAATGTCGTATTCGACTCGTGGGTATTAATGCTCCTGAATCACGAACAAGAGATAAAGAAGAGAAAAAACGAGGGTTGGCTGCGAAATCTTGGCTTATAGACAAACTTGAGTCCGCCGAGGACGAATTAGAAATGAAATCTTATGGTGTAGGTAAATATGGCCGTGTCTTGGGGGAGATCTACATAAATGAGGTCAATATAAACGAACTAATGGTTAAGGAAGGACACGCAGTAAAGTATGATGGCGGGAAGAGGTAGGAAGTGATGAGAGAGTGCTTCGTAAGTTCAATACCTTAGTTCGTTTATTAATTGTTGCTTTACTAATATATCCTTTCCCATTAGCAGTAGCACAAGAAGTCACCGTCAACGAGGGTTTTAGCGATCAAGATTGGGATGGCTACTTTACAATTACAAGAGAAAATAGTAATTCACATAATACTGTTTATACAGAAAATAGTAATTACGGAACGCAGGGACAATTTTTAAGCTTATGTCATCAAGTTCATAGTGGTTGTACACACGAATATACTTTTGAATTTTCTAGCGATATAGATGTGTATGAAGTAGGTTTTGAAGTAGGTGCAGTAAACGCAGCATATTCAGTCACTTTTTATTATTCGGATGATACAACCGAAACAGAAAACAAGTCTGCACAGGCTTATGGAAATAATGGTGCAGATATGTATGACACATTTTATAAATCTTTTACTGATTACAATGCAGTAGCAGAAAACACAGATAAATTTATAACAAAGTTTGTTGTTGACATACACGATTGGTCTAGCTTTGACGATATGTATTTTCAATACGACGATGCAACTGCTACAGGTAGTTTTGCTACTACTACAACTACTACTGTTCCAGAAGCTAATAGTTCAAGTGTAGATACTACTACCACGACTACGACAACTACAACTACCACAACAACTACTACAACTACTACTACAACTTTACCCCCTGCACCCAACGGAATATCTAGTTATACAATTAGTGAAAGCTCAAGCGGTATAACAGTTGATTGGGACACACCATCCGATAACGGTGTCACAATAGGTGGATATAGAATATTAGTAGCAGAAACCTATGATCAGGACTATAACGCTAACACTTGGTTTGAGGTGTATAGGAGTACAGATACTGATACTACGGAATTTACTTTACCGTGGGTAGATAATAATGACGCAATAGAATACGAAACTCTAAACGGTACTTACTACTATCGTTTGTCAACTTGTGCTACTAATTGGATGTGTAATGATGTTGAAGCAACTTATGTTGTTGATAACACATTAGGACCACCAATGAATCCCGTTGTTTCGCAAGAGTACAATGTAGGTGTAAAAGTAGATTGGGATGAGCCTAACACAGGTACTAGAACTGCAACAACTTATGAATTGTATTACAGAATAGACGCTCAAAACGAAACGGTTGTATATAACATTACAAATACGGAGTACACTATACCTTATAGTGCAATTACTAACAACACTTACGAATTTTCAATTAGAGCTTATAGCTCTACTTATAATGTTTATAGTGGCTATTCTACCGAGCCGACACTAACAGTATTTAATCAAAAAGCTCAAGATGACTACGACGCCGAACAAAAGCGTTTAGCTGAAGAAGAAGCTGAACGCAAAAGACAAGAAGCTATACAAAACGAAAAAAATAAAAATTATAACGAAACAGGTTATTACGAAACAAACCAAGAGCGTAGCGATCGTGAGCAAAGAGAGTATGAGGAAGAGCAAGCCCGTCTAAGAGCTATTGAAGCGGCTTTAGAGCAAGAAAGACAATCTAACTCAGCCGAAACAGGATATTATGAAACTAACCAAGAGCGTGCTGATAGAGAATATCAAGAAGAACAAGATAGATTAGCGGAATTACAAAGACAGCGTGACAAAAACAAAGCTGAAACAGGTTATAGCGAAACAGATGATGAAAGAGTTGCTAGAGAATTAGCGGAAGAAAAAGCTCGTATTGAGCAAGAGATCAAAGACTCTATTGTATTACCTACTACGACTACAGACACAGACGATGACGACCAATCACAATTTGGTGGTGGTGGAGAGCCAATAGACATAATCAAGTTAGTAGAAACTATAATTGAAATAAAGGAAAACACGAATTTTGATGATTATAAAGTTGATACAACGCCAGAAATTAACTTGGAAGAGATTGTTATTGTCGTTCCTCCTACTACTACGACTACAACCACTACTACAACGACTACAACTACGACAACGACTATACCTGATAAACCTGAACAAGATGAGGATAACTCATTTTTTGGTACGGAGGGAGATCAAGAGGTACAACTCACAGAAGAAGAAGTAGAAGTTTTAGTTGAGGCTGCAGAGGAAGCTATTACAGAAGTAGTAGAGGTAGAGGAATTGACCGAAGTTTTTGAGGATAATGATATAGAAATTATCGAGGAAGAAGAGTTAGAAGATCTTTCGGTTGAGGAACAAGAAGAGTACATAGAACAGGTAGAAGAGGCTGTTGCGGAAGTTGTTGCCGAACTTGATACACAAGAAAAAGTAGAAGTAGTAAAAGAGGTAGCTAAAGTTTCCGTACAAAACTTAGGTAATGCTGACACCACAACTAAAGCTGTTGTAAAAGCGGTAGTACAAGAAGTCACAAAGGTAGAAACCGTAGCTGAATTAGACGAAGAAGAAAAACAAGCCGTTGGTGAAGTATTAGGTTTTGAAGAAGAAACAGCTGCGGAAGATGTGGAAATTATTGCAAAACAAGCAGCCGAAGAAGAAAACATAGCTACAGCTGTTGAGGAATATGTTGAAAGAGCTATTGCTAACGAAGATGTTGAGAATTTTACACTTGCAGATGTTGTCACAGAGGTACAAGTAGAGGCGTTTTTGGAAAATCCAATAGGTGAGCTGACAAGTGTTAATATAGATATTAGAGAGATGGATCTGGGGTCGATAGGCGCTGACATGACAAGCGACCAAAAAGAAAAAGCACAAGAAGTAGTAGTACCGGTTATTATTGCTTCCCAAATTATCGCTCAAGCGGGTGCTTTAATTAGGAGATTTTAGATGATCAAAAAGATTTTTAGATTTTTAAATAATGTATTGGGACTACCTTATCAATTTGTTAAGTTGTCCATAAAAAGTTTTATAAGTTCTACAAAGTGGACTTGGAAGCAAATAAAGAAAATAAGTATAAAAGGTATAGCAAAGTGGCTATTTGATGTTGTTAAAGAATCAATAGCACAGATCTTCACCTTACTTGGTTTTTTTATTGCTTGGTTTACTTTGACCGGAACAGCACAAGATATTGTAGGTATTGCAATAGTCGTATCTACAATTATATGGTTAGTGACTATTAGATTGCGAGATTAATTATGGAATGTTGCGGAAATGGATGCTGCGGAGGTAAATAGTGCCTAGCGGTTTATCCAAATTGCAAAAAATCAAAATGATCATGGCTCGTATGGTCGCTGTATTCGTTGCTAACGGACTCGCAATCATTGGAGCAGGATCAATTATTGGTATTGACACCCTTAGCTCCGTGCTTTTGGCCGGGTCTTTGGGTGTCGCCAAAGTCACAGAAGCACTAGCTCGTGGTTTTCTCGACGACGGTAAACTAACTATTGATGAAATAAACGAAGCATTTGGCGGAAAAAAAGAAGAGTTTTAAATGAGTGAGCATAAGCATCCTGTTGGTCTTACACAAAAGGAAATGATTATGCTTGTATTGGATGGGCAGGAAAGAATCAACGATAGAATCGATCAATTACACGAGAAGGTAAATTCAAAAATATCAAGAGCTGAATTAAGTGGATGGCTAGTAGCTGTATCTGCTTTAGTAGTTCTTGTTCAAGCAGTTATGTAAATTAGTCCCAGAAGGGAGTTCTAATGACAGAAATAATTTTAGTTTTAACAGTATCACTTATATCTATTGGACTTCTTGTATGGATAGGTATAATGAGCAACAAATTTTTTAAATATTTTAAAGAGATAGCAGAGGAGATTTATAATGAGCAGAAGAAGAATCAATAGATGTGTTGAGTGCAATACGCCACTTAAACATATACAGTTAAATAAATGGATGTGTGATCAAGCACCAAGTAAATGCAAAATGTCTATAAAAGTAGTGTTTTTAGACAATCCGGAACAAAAAGATGAAGAAGAGTGACCCGCCGTGTCCTGTATGCAACCATACATTAATGGAAAGACACGCGGGATTATATTGCTATAATTACAAATGTCCGCAATTTAATCAAAAGGTGGTGGCGTGCTGTGAAGGAGGACAATGCTGAAAAGATTTATGTGTATTTCGCCTGTTTTAATGACAGCGAAGTATGTCCTACTATATCAAATTGTATTTTAAGTGCTGATCAACCAGAAAATTTAGTGTTTGGAATATATTTTCAATACACCAAAAATTATATGCGATACGCATTTAAAGATTTTATAAGTCAATTTGATAATGAGTTTAGAGTAGATTACGAGCATATTACGGAAGATAATATTGTAGATATTATTGGTCTAGCTAAAGGTCGTATAAAATCGTATGCTATGTGTCAAGACGAAGAGTATAAAATGCTTATCGACGGACACATGATGTTTGCTAATGGTTGGGACACTAAAATTAAAGAAAAGCACAAAATAGCGGACGATCGAGGTATAACTAAGCCAATTATCAACGGTTATGCAGGATTGTATTATTTTGACGACGAGGGTAATAGAGTTCCGCATTTTAGAAAAGAATTGACTAATCTACGCTATCAATATTTTGTCGTTGACGACGAAAATGATATACACCAAAAAATGATGAGATTTAATTGGCATGATAGATTACCAACTCATGTGATGACAGATCTAAATCCAAATGGCGACGAAATTGTACCTAATGTAAGATTTTCCGGTAATTTTAGTTTTTCTAGGTATAACTTAGTAGAACATTTACCTGAGTGGGTTATATTTGAGGACGAGGAGATGCCGTGGACTATAAACTTATTTGACGCAGGTTTTAACTTTGTCTTTCCTTTATTTGACGAGCCAACCATTATGCACTTATATATGGGTAGAGAGCCATTTGATGTACAATCTACTAGAGATCAAATAGAGTTTTTGTACCCAGATTATCAAGCCTTACAACAGCAAAAGTATGATAATGTTTCTAATTATTTAGACGATCCCAATAATTATGATAAAATTATTAAATATCAAGAATATGCAAAAGTTAAAATATTATCAGGAAAAACAATAGATAGATATGTCCCAAACAATTTTCGTTAAAATTTGTTCTTTAGACGACACAGAGCTTGGACCTACAATTATGGATTGTGTTTTAAAAGCAAGAGCTCCACATAAACTAAAATTTGGGATTAGTTTGATGTATAAAGACGAGGACACCCTAAAGGATTTTATGGCCGTTAAAACGGAAGCTGAGAGCTTTGGGGCGCAATTTAGAGTCATTACACAACCTTTTAAAAAGTTTAATATAGGCGTTGGTAAAGCTAGAGCTAGCGTAGATAGTATGTATAAAAATGAGGATTATGTACTACAAATAGATAGTCATAGTTGGTTTCCTCATAATTGGGACTTAACACTTACAAGTTTAATTATGTATCGTGATCCTAAAACAATATTTACCGGATACGGATCACCTTATACCTATGAAAATGGTAAAAGAGAGCCAAAGGATATAGGTAAATTACTATATCCCGAACTAACAAATGATAAATTGTTTTGTGAGTGGCTACCTCAAAATTGGCGTCCGGTATATCCAAATAGTGAAGAAACCTTTATACCTACTAAATTTTGTGCTAATTTTTCATTTGGTACAAGTAAGTGGGGCGAATATTCGGGTGTCTTTGAAAAAGCTATATTTTATAGTGAAGAGCCCGTACAAACACAAAAATTAAAAGCAAAAGGTTTTAAATTGCTTTACCCAAACTTAGACGAGCCAATGATATGTCATTTGTATTACAACGACATAGGACATTATGGTAAAAGAAAAGCTTTTACAGATTATGTAAGTGATTTTGAAAGCAATTACTTAATGAATGTAATGGATAAACATTATTACGAAAACTTCACCGTTTAAATAAAAGGTCATTTATTATATAAGTATTGGATTACTTTATTTATAGGTCAACTAAATGGTTGATCGTTAGCAAGCTAGCTTATAATAAATATCTACAGGGTAATCTAATAAAGGGGTAGGTCCGCCGAGAGTTGTATGGGACAGTATGACTCTCTCTACCTCTATTTCGTCAAATCCAATATCGTCGTCAACTACAACTTCGCTATCGGCTAGATCGGTCACTTCCTTACCGGAATAATCATTATCATTATTATCATTATTAGATAATCCTTCTACAACAT